CGCCGTTTAAGACGACGCTTTCTGAGTTGGTGACGCCAGCCGTGAGCGAAACGCCGAATACTTCACTTGCCATTTTCTATTCTCCTTTAAAAACCGAATACAACGGCTTTGCCTGTCGTTGAGACAGACGGGTTCATTGATCCTTGAACGTCCACAACGCCCGTGCCGTTTGGAGCCAGGGTGATTGCCCCATTAGCCGCATCCGTAATCACAATCGTACCTGAGTTGGTGCCGCTGTTGCTGCTAATCTTCATATCGTAAGCACCGTTAGAACTTACATGGCCGACCTCACTGCCACCGCCGACGCTTACCAAGTCGGTCTTCAAAACTACGTTGCCGGTGCCGTTTGGGTTTATGTCAACGTCGGCATTTGATGCGCTGGTGATGTCCTGTCCGTTGACATCAAGATCACCGCCAAGTTGCGGAGAAGTGTCATCAACAACATCGGACATGCTGCCTGAGCCAGCATTACCTGATCTTGTAAAATAAACTAGAACATCGTCACTATTTGAAATACTACCATTTGATACAAGATGAGTTAAAGCTAATTTTACATACCCAGAAGCATCTGTACTTGCCCCACTAATTTTATAAGTAGCAAAATTTTCTTGTGCTGATGTTTTAACTACACTAACTTGACCACGATCAGAAGTAGTTGTTGAATCATCCCAAGTTAAAATAAACGCACTTATATCAGGATTTCCCGCTGCTGCGGTTGAGTCATCAATATACGCTGCTGTAACTGAACTAAGCGTTCCATGATTAAGACGTATATTTCCTGCTCCCGGATCACTATCAGTAGTCGTTGTGCTAAATGTATAAGGAAGCCCCCCACCAGTAGCACCAGTAGCACCAGTAGAGCCTGTATCTCCTGTATTACCAGAACGTACAAACTGTACAACAATTTCATCACCATTAGTAAATGATCCTGAACTGGTAACGTGTGTAACTGCTACTTTGGAATACGTGGATGCAGATGTTACTGAACCTGTTACGTTAAAGGTAGCAAAGACAGCAGCATTAGTAGACTTGGTAACTGTGATAGTTCCTTTAATCGTACTTGTTGAATCATCCCATGAATCAACTTGGCTATTAATAGACGTACCAGCAGCAGCATCTACATCATCTATATAAAGAACTGTAGCTGAACTTACTGTACCGTGGTTAAACCAAACAGTACCAGCCCCTTGATCTGAATCGGATGTAGCATTATCCCATGTCATTTTCAGAAAAGGTACGGCTGGTTGATCACCTGTCCTGATAAAGTTAACAGTTACAGGATCAGCATCAGCTAAAGTTCCTGCACCAATCATATAGTTTACAGGTATCTTAGTATACCCACTAGCATCTGTTACTGCACCATCAATTTCATAGATAGCGTAGTTTACTGCTGATGCTTTCTGGATTACATAGATGTAACCTCGGCTAGAACTATTACTACTGTTATCCCATGTCTGAACAAACGTAGAGATATCTGCACCATTTGTATCTGCATCATCCATGTATAGAACGGTAGCAGAAGCTACTGCTGCATTAAACCAGACTTTTCCTGCACCTTGATCAGCATCAGTCGTAGTCGTTTCCATTGTCATAGACAGACCGGGAACTTGACCAGTAGCAGCGGTTAATTGAGAAAGATTAACACCATCTGAGTTTGATGTACCAGCAGCAACATTAAGAAGTTTCTTACTATTCATATCCAAATTAGCAGACATACTATTTGGAGAAGTACCGTCCCTACTTAAAGTATTCTCTAATGCAGTTTCAATTAATGCACCATTAGCATTAATTTGGTTTACTGCTGTAGTTTCATTTGATGTAAGACTAGTTAAATCTGTAAGGGTAAGTTTTGCCATTAGCTTACATCCAACTCAAAAGTTATAGTTGCTCTACAAGCTGTTGAGCTTGCACCATCAGTAATAATTTCTATAGCTTGCCCTGCGGTTAATGTCTTTTGTCCACTAGGAGTAGAGCTATCTACAGTACCAGCAGCAGAACCAGAATGAGCAATAGTGATTGCTCCATTCGTAACTGCTGTTCCTCCTATCTCAAAAGTTAAACCACAGTTTGCAGAAGTAATTGCGTTATTAATTGTTGAATAGATTTTATTGATATCACCAGCAATAGGTGTAACAACAAAATGAGAACCACCTGTAGAAATATCAGGGATTGTATACGTTAAATAAATTTTATTGAGATTTTTAACACTGGAAGTATTAATTGCGTCTTTATCTACTTTTTCCCATGCACCAGAGCCAGAGCCATTAGCTACATAGACGTTGTGAGCAGAAGCACTTGCAACTCCTTTTGGTTCATGGAGAGAGGCTCCTGTTAAATCTTTATGGTTAACTGTCATAAGATACCCTCAAGATTAACAAAAGTAAAACTGGGGAGAGCGCGAAGCTCCCCCCAATCTTATACGATTAACGGTACTCAATTACCAAGTCAGCTTTACCAGCAGTAAAGGCAGCCGTGGCATAGTTAGCACACACAAACAATGGACGATCACCAGTTCCTGCTAGAGCAGCAGCACCAGAACCAACCAATGCTCCGTCACACGCTACATGATCCCCGATAGCATCAATTGCCGTTTTAGCAATTGTTGCATCAATACCATCAGCATCGTTGACAGAGAACGTACCATCACCATCATCGTTAAACAAACCCATCGTCAGAGTAGCAGAGCCACCTGAAGTAAAGGCTTCCGTAACGTAAAGGGTAGCACTAACAATGTGTACTCCATCAGGAATACCAGCAACTGGGTGAGTACTAACCAACGCAGCGGAAGAACCAAGGCTGGTTCCTACAATGCTTGTAATATGTTGGTGCGTATCACCCATCGTGCTGAGTCTTCCTTCAGCATGAGCAGTTGCTTTTTCAAGACCGAAACGAACGTTCAGTCCATCGGAGTTAGTCCAAAATTCGTTAGCAGACATATCAAGTTCCTCCCTTAAACTTGGTCAGTGTCACTGAGGACACAAACAAGGTTTTCAGGACGGTATAGCTTGACACCGTAACGAGCCGTAGTAACATACTCTTCGCGTTGGAAGTCTTTATTGTACTCCGAATCAACCTGTGGCATCTGACGCCAAGCCCCAACAAAGGGCAGAACATCCGATGCAGCAGAGAAGAACATGTTTGCTTTACCAGCAGCAGTCGTAACCGAGTCTACAGTTTCGTTTGCATCAGCCAGATAGTTGCTGGTGTAAACATCAAAACCATAAACGTTCTTTACGAACTTCATACCAGTAGCAATACCATCGCTGACAATACCTTCCCAACGTGGGTTATTACTTACGTTGGTAAGATTCGATAGAGTATTAATCGTGTACTCAACCGAAGGATCAACAATAGCAACCAAGTCCGTATCAGGGACGTTAGCTTTCTTCAAGCTGTACCGAGCTTTAGCAAAGTCAGCAATCGTGAAAACTTCATTCGTACCCGAAGCAACAAAACGGTGCGGTGCGCCATTGATGTTGTTTAGGTTAGCAGAAGTTTGTTCTGATTGAAGACCCATAATTTTGACTTCAACCGCTTCAAGAATTGCACGAGCTTGTTTCGGTACAAACGAAGAAATCAGTTGGTTCATGTAAAAACCATCCTGTTTTGCTTTGTTCGTAATGTAGTGACCCGAAGATTTGTACTGATCAATCGAGAACTGGAACTCACCAGTATCGAGAGCGCGGTACTGAACAGCAGAATTTTCAGAATAATCATCCGTAACTGCTTGTCCAATCGACGGAATGGTGAACGTGTCTCCATCTGGAAAATCGTTCATCCAGTTAACGTAGGTCGTAGCCTGAAGTTCATCCTCAAGGACTTCCTTCAACTGGCTAGACCATACTTCAGAGCGAATTAGATGCCCTGAGTTACCAGTTTCCATAGCCATTTTGTTTTCCTCTTATAGCTAGATTAACGTTTATAAAAGCCATCTTGGCCTTTCTCTTCTCGCATTTTGAATAGTTTTTGTTGAACAGCCGGTTTAAAATATTCTTTGGGATTAGACTTACGAAGTTGTTCAAAGTATTCCCAAGTCCCTTCTTCAACCTGTTGTCCACTATTCATCGTTTGCACAGCTTCGGTATTTGTCGTACCAACTGTAGGAACAGGAGTGGGTTGACTTACTGTTCCCTGAGATACACCAATTGCGTTAAAGAACATTTCTGGTGAAGAAGCTGCAATGTCGGCTAATTTATCTACAGAGACTCCCATAGCATTAGCTTTCTGTTGCACAACTTCAGCGGCTTTGTCAGCCCCATATATTTCTTTCATTCGTTGATCAACTTGTTGAATATTTTGTTGAGCAACTTGTTGTGTGTTCTTCTGTTCAATGGTGTTAGAGATAAGCTGAGAAAGCTTTTCGTCATCTAACTGAGGAGTGGTGTTCTCCAAAGCTCTTTGAGCTAAAGCTTGTTGTTCCGCTGTCTCTCTTTTCACTTGCTGAACCATTTCTTCTGCGGTTACTCTTTTGTCAAGTTCGCCGCGTAGTTCAGACATTTCTGTTTCTAGTTTTTGAATGTACTCATTGCCATGTATTGCGCCTTTAGCAAGTTCTTCTACATTAGCATATTTATTACCTTCACCTACAATTTTACTTAGATAGCCTTCTTCAGATTTTACTTCTGTTTCTTTAGTCGATTCAAATACATCAGCCATTGTCTAGCCTTTCTCTGTGGTTAAGTCGGTCAACTTTAATATTTCTAAGTAAGCTCGTAGTTGTCCATTACGATCAGCTTGCTTATACGCCCATGCAGCATCTTCATAGTCTGGATCAAAAGCAGGGCAATCTAAAGCGTCAACTTTAATATTAATTATATCTGTTAAACGCTCTAGTACACTCGATGAATTTTTAACGTAGGCTTCAAAATCTTTTCTTTGTTGTGCATCTTTGATATGTGAAGTCCACTTAACATTCATACTTACCAGATTCCTTTCATTTAATCTGTACTACTATTATAGCATATTTTATAGTACATGTCAATTAAATAACTTCTTCTTCAGTTGCAGGAGCTAAAGCAATTTCTTCTTCAGTTGGTTGAGTTTCTTGCATTGAAGCCGCTTCTTCTTGCATTTGTTGTTGACCAGCGTTCATCATACGTTGCGTATCTAATTGTTCTGCTATACGTATGTTAGGTTGAACAAGATTAAACTTTTCAATGTTTAATAGTTCTTCTACAACCGTTGCTAGTTTAATTCCAGAGATGTGCACGTTGACAGCAGGGTCTTGGCCGACGGCACTATTGAGGAGATTAAGTAAATTTTGGAACTGATTAGCTTTCGCTGCAAAATGCCTGGCACCCACTGGTCGTATTTTTCCACGCGCAGCAAGGTCTTCAGGAGTAATAGTTTCAAATAAAGCCGCACCAAACTCATCATCGACAACTCTGACAACATCACTAATCTCCATGTTACGTCGAGCCAACTCTAACATATCGTTTAGTAGTGGCTCAAGAAAGTTACGTTCAAAATAAGCTACTTTGTTTTGGAAGACACGAGAAGCTGCATTGTCTAATGTTTGTACTTCAAATGCAGTTTTTTCACCAGGTGTACGTATGCCCATAGCTTGACGAGGTGCGCCAGCCATTTCTTCCATTTTGTTTTCTAGTATTTGTATTTGCATATCAGCATTAAGGGCTGTGGTATCTGGACGGATCATATCAACATCACCGTCTTCACCTACAAATACTTTTTCACCAGGTCCATAGTTAAAGTCTTCTACGAAACCTTTTACTTTCATTACTGGATGTGCAATCAAATCGAATACATCAGCCTTAAGGTTTTCAAGGTGATCAATTCGATATTGCATACCTACTAGATTATCTAGTGGCCCCATTGCATAAAGGTTATCAGGTCGTAAACGCCATCCAGCATGGCGAATACTGTTACCCCTCCAACTAGGATTACGAACATTACGAATGACTCGTTGCCGATCAACGATAGTAATGATTCTATTTTTGAGAAGTTCTTCTGTTTGAATATCGTAAATGTCACCATGAAGTTCCAGTATTTCTACATATCCTGAATTATAGTAATCTACAATGTTACTAAATCCATCAATCTCATACCCTTCTGATTTATGAAAATCAGTTGCAGACATACCTTGAAAGTTTCTACGAGTATTAACAATCTCATCAAAAACTTTATTTAGGTATCCAGCTTCAGGATGATCTTGTATATCGGCTGCAAGTTCTCCTAAAGATTTGATAGTTCGTATAAGTTTAGGAGAGTACTCGATACTTTGAGCAGTAGGGTTAATAAGAATATCGTAAGGACTAATACGAATAGCTTTAGGCCCAACATAACCGGGCATAACTTCCCCAGTATCCTCATCAATTTGTGTTTCATTCACATACTCTGACGTTGCAAAAACATTACCGTAATCTATATAATCATAAACCATAGCACTAACAGTATTAACAAAATTACTAGTGCGTAGCTTATTCATTATATACGAAGAAATAACTTTACGCTTTTCTTCTGCTTCAGCATCTTCATCATCACCTTCCCACAACAGCCACTCATCATTAGGAAACAATGCAGCCATGTAGTTAGCGTGAAGGTTATCACGTAGCTGTGTGAGCTTTGGTGTTGTCGTAGAGTTTTTCCAAGGCAGAGTAGCATTAGTAGTACGTGTTGTATCTGTAGCAAATAGATAGTTACGTAGCTCTTTCTTTTCTTCTACCCAACTACGTCGATACTTTTCGTAGTCAAGAAACCTATTAGCAATAGCGTTTGCTAAAGCATCAGGTGTGCCTATAAACTCTGAAAAGTCTTGTGTACGACCAGCCATGATTTACTCCTCAACCGCCCCAAGTAGCTTCAGTATCACCCTGATCTGAATCTGGTCCAAGATCATCAGTCTCAGGATGCGCTCCTACAGCATCTCCTTGACCATCACCACCTACACCATACCCTCTATCTTCGAGGGTTACTCTTTGATTAAGATTTTTCATTTCTCTTGCTGTTTCTTTTGAAGACATAAGTGGATCAACTATCAAATCTTCTTCATCTGGCATTTCTCTAATACCAGGAAATTGTAATCTAGTTTCAAGTTCTTGTCTAGCGTTATACATATTAGCTCCACGACCTAAAGCGGTAAGAGCGGTAGCGGGTAAACCTATAACAGAAGCAGCTATTCCTGTTGTAATTGCTCCGCGACCCCAATGTCCTCCGGGCAAACCTGACTTAGCTATATTAGTTAATTCTTTATCTGATAAAGAAGTAAAGTCAACTGGAGTAGGCATATTATCATATTCATTATCTCCAGTAGTTGGTTCTACAGGAAGCTTACGTTTACCTGTAAGGTTAGGTTGTACTTTTGCAGGAGTAGTAGTTGCACCCGTTACAACTTTAGTTGGAATGTAATTACGTTGTACAAATCTATTTGTACTTGATGTTCCTGATTGTTCTGTTGTGTATGTACGTTTAACCATAACGTGCTGATACTCCTCCAAACCTAGTATTATAAATAATATTGTTTCTAGTTTCGTGTGATTGTAATCCTGCCCGTGTAGGTGTAACAGCTATTTCAATAACACAAGCGAGAGCATCCTTAACGTCATCGTGAGGTGGATACTCTTGCGTCAGTTCATCTTCTAGTATTTGACAGTTGCCTCCTTGGTAATGCCAGATACTTAGGTTGTCATAACGTGGTTCCAGTATTGAACGTATACGCTCCTCTTTAGACCCAGAGTGTCTCGTAGGGTTATGCTCATCAATAGATAAAGCTAAACCATTAGGACGTATATACGCATTTTTTAATTCTTGTACAATGGCTTTCTGTGCAGCGGTAACTTCGGCTCGTATTTTTCTGAAGTCCCACTTAACATGCTGTCGAAGAATCGTATCGTAGTAGTCTCTAATACGATCTGTCTTAAAACGTTCAATATCCAAGACATAGTAGTTCCCATGTGCATCAACTCCAATAACAACTAATGCACTACTGTCAGCTTTTTTAGTTAAAGAAAAAGCAAAGTCAATAGCAGCGTAGACGTTTAACCTGTTTCCTTTAAAGTGCCAAGTTCCTGCATTACGAGTAAGATACGACTTATCGTAATATTGAAACTTATCAGAAGATATACCAAGACCATCTGGATTGTTAGGATTGTTGTAGTACTGGGCAAAGAACTGTGTTTTATCTAAATACTTACCACGTTTCTGTGCTAGTATCTTACGATCAAAACCAAACCACTTACCATCACCACGTTGTTGACGAGGCCAACAGAACTCACCAACACCATCACCCCGGTCTTCTACCTGGCGTTCAAACTTTTCATAGATAGGTTCGTAGTCAATAGCATTACCATCTTCATCGTATATTTCTTCTTGCATTTCTGTTAAGTCATTATACAAATCTTTAGAGTGGTAACGTGTGCCTACAACCCATTCGTGTGCATCTGCACCTTCAATAGAACTTAGCAGGGAATATTGGGATTTGACTTTGTTGCGCCCTTCTTGAGTATATGCATTTTCGTATACCACCACATCGTCCATGACAGCCACATCACAATGAAGGCCGGTAATAGAAGTTGTAAGACCAGCAGTGAATATAGAAGGGTCGCGTACTCCTTCAGTTTTCCTAAGTGGGTGGTCAAACGAGATTTCAGAGTTTGTCCATTTCTCACGTTTACCTTCCTCCTGATGTACGTGATCAGGCCAGTAGCGGCGATGTATCTTAGAAGTAAAGATATCTTTAATGAACTTAAGTTGTTTCTCAGCTAAGTTAGACGTTGAAGAAATATAAAGAACTCTATGGTCAGGGTGCTTTGTAAGATACCAAGCAACACGATAAGCAATCATTCGGGACTTTTGATGATCCCGGGGAAGAAGAGTTAATTGAAACTGTTTTGCTTCTTGCCTAGTCCACCACCGGCATAGCTCAGTATGTACAGCACCTAATACGGTTTGTGGAGCTATAAGCTTGATGAAGGTAACTAAGTCAGCTTCAGCAGCAGCTTTAATATCTTCTTCCGTTAAACTCATTTCTTCTTTTTCTTTTTGTTTATGTCTGGTGTTTTTTTATCTTTAATTAGTTTAGAAGATGTTAAAGTTTTTTTACGTAAAGCTTTAATAGCTCCTTTTTGTCGAGCAGCTTTATGTTTACCAGAACTTACTTGAGCAGCTTTACTAATCTTAATCATTACTCTCTGTCTCCTTGGATAACTTGTAGTCCTATACGTTCTGCATCCTGTGAGAACTCAGAGTCAAGCTTGGCGGCTATCTTACGCTCACGTTCAACTTCCTCTTTAGAAGGTCTACCACGTTTAGATGTAGTGCTTCTCCAATCTGCATTAGCCAGGAACTTAGCTGCATTGAACTTAGCTTTACCTGATTCAGCTTCTCTGATAACACCTTTGATACCTTCAGAGCGTAGCTTTACTTCTAACTCCATAGGCCAATCTTCAATAAAAGCTTTGATAGCTTTAGAGTTTTTAATCTTAATCCAATGCTTCCAAGAACCAAAAGCTTGTAAAGCAAACTCATACTCTGTGGGATCGCCTATATCCATATATAGTTTTTTAAGAGAAGGTAGTGTATCTTGTGGGTCTTCATCTTGCAAAGACCATAGTGGCTCGACTTCGCTTAAGTAGAACTCTCTGAACAGAGATAAAGTTCTATATCGTTTACGGGAATCTTTAAGAAGGTCTTTATGTTCAGGGTAACGTAAAGTCATACTTGAAGTTCCTTATTTGGTACTCGATCAGGTTCTTGAATGATAGTATAAAACTCTTTACCTTCATTATCTTTAATAAGAATAACAAAAGTCTTTTTGTTCTCTGAATCTAAATACTCATCAATTCTTCGTTCAATTTCTACAATGCGTCCACTAGGATCAACAACACATGCACCAAATTGTGCTAGTGTTCTAAAAGTTAGTAAAGCTTTATGTCTATTAACTTTATCTGCTTCTACTAAACGATCAATAGCTGACTTTTCAAAACAAGCAAAACGCACAAAAGCTTTTCTTTTTTCTTTTCCATACGCATCGTGCATAGAAAATACGGATAAAAGAATTACTACTAATGAGACTACAAGACTCTTTAGCATTATTCTACTCCTAACTTTTAATTTTAATTGTATGTATATTATAACATATTTAAAATTTAAAGTCAATAGCTATCTATGTAGAGCATTGAAAATACCTACATTAGCCGCACTAAGTAGTTACTTCAAAGATTAACATTGATAAGGAATTATAGTTAAAAGATTAACAGAAGTATATACTTATTGTTATTTGCTTAATCTGTATAGTACTATTATAACATTTATATTGTTCTATGTCAACTATAAAGGCTGCATGGAATTTCTGTGAGATAATTTGATGGTGTGAGAAGAAGGACTCTGGAGGGCTGGCACCCCTGCTCTACCCCATTTCCATAGTTCTGGAAATATGGAAACAACCACGGACATTTCCATAGTTCTGGAAATATGGAATTGCCGGGCATTGAGAATGATTATCATTTGCAACAACTATCTAGATGCGAATGATTCTCATTTGCAATGCGAATGCTTCTCATTTGCAATGCCGGTCTAGATGCGAATGATTATCGATTGCAACAACTATCTAGATGCGAATGATTATCATTTGCAACTCGCCGGTCCCGACTATCCAGATGCGAATGATTATCATTGTCATCCAC